CGTAAAAGTCAACTGATTTTGGTAAACTAATTTGTTCGTTTTTTTACACGTACTAACCAAACAGTACCATTTTCTGTCTTTTTTTCGTAAATTGTTTCTAAAATGAAGTCTTTTTTTGAAGGCATAGTCAAAAAAATAGGCCCCGTAGGGCCTATTTTAATTTTATGCTAAAAAATATTAGCTGAAGCTTACGTTAGCATTAGTAATATCTACTAATCCTAAGTAATCTGCCGCGTTGCCCAAAGACGACGCAGTATTTGAAAGCTCAACATAACCATATCGTGTCATGAATGATACGACTGGTTCGAATGTTGATGGATCCAATACAACACCGCTTGACATCAATGGAATGTATGGGCAGTAGAAAGCGGCCGCATCTGATTCACTTGAACCTTTGTAGCCAACTAACACACCTGTACCGTCGCCTGCATATGAGTCAACATACACTTTCATTGCGTTGTTTAATGTACCAACGAATTTAGTGTTTGTTGGAGCTTCAAAAGCGCCTTCAGTTGTTCTTGCGAACGCTGAAGTTGTAGCAGATTGTAGAATTGTTAACGCAAATGGGCTAACAACTGCATAGTTACCTGCTCCTCTACGTGTACGCTGAGCAATCAAGTTTGATACTCTGTTAATTTGAACAGCAAGTGCCGCATGTTCGTCACCAACAAAAGTAGCAGTACCTGAAACCGCCGCTTGATCATAAGTTTCAGCGGCAGAACCTGCTAGTGTACGTAGGCTTGTAAGAACCTCTTGGTCAATCTCAGCAGTAATTTCTTGAGCCAAAGCCGCCATAATTTCAGCTTCAACATCAATACCATGCTGTGATTGTGCATCTTGAGCAGATTCAAAAGTCCATCTAGCTGAGAGCTTTCTGGTTTTTGCTTCTACTGTTTGCTTCAAGATTTGAATGCTTAGTCTGTTACCAGCTGAGCCTTCTAATCCTGCTGTTGCAGATGCTTTACCTGCAGTTCCGTCTCCAGAATAGGCTTGGCCAATTCTGAATGGTGATAACGCTTCGTCGCCAGCTGTAACATCGTTAGCTGTTCCTGTAGCGTTGTTAGTGTCCGCATAGCGAACTCTAAGTGTGTGGATCTGACCCACTGGTCCAGTCATAGGCTGAACACCAACAATTTCATTTGCAATGACTGTTGGCATTACACGTCTGATAACTGGAAGAATAACCCTATTAAGAGTTGCAACATTACCGGCAGAAGTCGCACCAGCTGTGGCAGATTCTTGTAAGTACTGTTTAGTATTTTCAAGAGTTGTTGCCATTACGCTTTTCTTTGTGCCTTGTAGGCCTTCAAGAAGTGCTGTTTTGGTATCCTGCCAGCGACTTTCTAATAGTTCTGACATTTGGTTTCTCCTTATTTTAATCCTGCAAGTCGTTGAATGTCAATAACATTCCCGCCTGCAACGTGATTTGTGTCACTATCTTGGTTTTCTTCTCTATTGCCTGTTACTTCTTTGCCTTCTGTAATTATTGCCTTCTTTTCTGGAGTTTTACCGTCTATAACTGCCGGTAGGTACTTATCAAACGCAGATTTTAACCTGTTAGTTTGAACACTTTCCAGTAAATCGATCATAATCTCTTTTTGATCCTTGCTCAGTGGACTTATCAACTCAGCAACTGTGTCTTTTCTCTTAGCAGAATCTGCCATTTTGGCAATTTCAGCATCTTTAGATTCAGCAATTTTTGCTTTTTTGCTTACTTCTACTTTTGCTTCTGCTAGTTGCTTGTCCTTAGTATCAATTATCTTTAACAATTTAGCCGTTTCTGACTTCTCATTAAGGTAACTGTTGCCGTATTCAGCGGCAAATGCTTCAAACAGTCTACGACCAAAATCATTCTTTCTTGCGGCTTCGATATCTTCTTTAAGCTGATGAATCTCTTTGTTAAGAACTTTATCAACTATTCCAGATACTTTGTCCGCACTCTTTTCAATGAACTTAGTTTTTAACTTATTGAAATGAACTTTAGCTTCTTTAACCAATTTTACTTTGGTTTCAGCTAGGTCTTTTTTGTCTGTTTGGAACTCTGCAATCTCTTTTGCAAGTGAGTCAACTACAAAATCTTCGAGCATTTTAAATTTGTTAGCCATGCCTTTTTGATCTTCATGAAGCTCATTTACTTCTTTTTTAAGTTGCGTCATAACAAAACCTTTTAGTAGATCTGCGTTTTCACGCATAGCTACACCGTATTTGGCTTTGGCATCTGCAAGTTGATTACGATCTTCAGCTAACTCTTTCATTTCAGCTTCTAATCTATCTGTAACCATCTTGTCTACAGCTTCAGCCATAACATTTTTGTCATGCTCATACTTTTTAGCAAATTCTTCACGAAGTTCGCTGGTAACTTCAAGTCGATTTTCCTTAATCTTCTTGTCCCATGCTTCTTCGATTTCCTGACGCACTTCTGCGGAAACTACATCATTTTCAAACAAAGTTTTTAGTGCATCCAACATTGTATTTTCTCCTTTTATTGGAGTCGGTTGATCAAATTAACCAACGATTCTTTTAAATATTTTTGTGCCTTTTTGTCGTCTTTTGTAGCCTGTGCTAACTCGTATGCCTTGTAGCCTCCACGTGCATTCATTAAATGCTCATAAATTGGTGTAGGATATGCTCCCGGAGCACTTGGTTGTGCTACCACATCCACCGTAATAATTTCAAAATCCGATACTTCACCGGATCCGTCTTCTTTTACGTTACCAGAGCCCCTACTGGAAACTCCTAGTTTAACTCCGCTTTCCAACATTGTTTTAACTAGTTGTCCCATAGGGGTTGGTAAAATTTTCATTTTTCCGTAACCGTTTGGGCCATCCATCCACATTTCAGATATCATATGGCTCACTCGATCCAGATTAACAGTTAGTCCTTCCGGATGATCAACTTCTCCGAGTACACTATATCCACCGGCTATCTGATCGCTGAGAGTTTTGACAGCCCTGCCAATTTCATTTACAGGATAAACACGCTGATTTGCGTTTTTAACACCGCCCTGAATACAAATACCCTTCATATACAGGTCTTTTCCATCATTGGCATTCTCCACGACAATGTTTGCCTGGTCGAATGAAAGATGTTCTCTAAGAAAGTTCATCTACCTTAGTCCTTATTAAGAACCAATAACTGGTTTGCTATTAGTTCCAGATTCGCCTGAGCCTTTCTTTTCAGCTCCGTGGCCTTTTGGCATAGACTTCATTGACTTACCAGCTTTCCCACCTGGTACGTTAACATTACCTGCACTATCTTCTTTAGTGCTTGGTTGTGCTAATCCACCAGCTGTTCCTTTGGTTGAGCCTTCTTCACTCTGTACCAAGTTAGAAGCAGTTCCTCCCATGTCGTTTTTACTAGCTACAACAGATTTTTTATTATCTGCACCGTCGCTATGTGAAACATTCACTTTTTCGACATATTCTCTCATCTGCTCCGCCGCTGACTTGTTAGATTCCTCTACTTCGTCTTTGGTTTCTTCAGGGACAATTTCAATTGACTCTTCTTCTGGTTCCATTTCCATGTCGCCAGCCATGTCATCTTCTGCATCGCCGCCCATTTCCATGTCGCCTTCTTCGTCGCCACCTTCTTTGTCGCCCATCATTGCATCGAATTCAGCTTTCAAATCAGCCAATTCATCTTCAAGGTCTGCAATTTTATCTTCCATGTCGCCTTCGTCGCCCATTTCAGCTTCGCCTTCTTCGTCGCCCATGTCCATTTCTGGGTCATCGCCCATGTCCATGTCTCCGCCTTCCATGTCGTCATCGGCTTCAACTTCAAACTCATCAAGGTCAAAATCTTCTTTAACCTTTTCGTCAGTTTCTTCTTTAGATGCTTCGTCTACTTCCTCATCTTTAGATGCTTCATCAACTTCTTCGTCTTTTGACGCTTCGTCTACTTCTTCATCTTTAGAGGCTTCGTCAACTTCTTCATCATTTTTTTCTTCAACTTCCTCGTCTGACTCTTCTTTTATCTCGTCAGCAAGTAAGTTCTCATAAATTCCTCTGGATTTCTCAACCACAATATCGTGGAAGAGTTCTTCTGCTTTTTCGCGATCCTCATTTACGAGATGCTCAAGCATTTCTTCAAATTTGTTTTTTGCCATTTTAATCTCCTATAAATGTTAAAATTTACCTATTTGGTAAGGCTGTCATATAATATATTTACTTTATTTGGGAAAAACACCTAGATAATAGGCGAAAACGAGCGAATTTGGTAAAAATCGCTATGAGAGATCATAGATTTTCATAAAATCGTCTACTTTGCAGACGCTGTAGTTTGCAAAGTTATTTAGTTCATCGGGGTTGTAGTTATCAGGTGTTATAACTCTTACAAAGTTAATTTGTGTACTTTCTTGCACAACAGCTCTGGTTTGTCTTAACCAGTTTCCAAAAAATGTAGCACCATCTTCACTTTTTTTATAATTCGGAGTATCTGCATATATGTTGTTAAACTTTGTGCCTTCCTTTAGTCCCCTAAAGTCAAAACCCAAAATATAAATTTTTTGATATCCGTGCTGTGATGCTAACCACAAAGCTGTTGGACCACTACTCCATCCCTTTGATGGTGAGAAAAAATTAAAACCTTGCATTCTGTCATATGCTCTATTAGGATTGGTCCAAACTTCATTTTTCTTTTGGTATCCGGTTTTGTTAATTTCTAAAACCATCTTTACATCTACTGCAACTAGATAATCAGGTGTAAAGGTTCTATACAAAGCATTGCAACCGTATACCTTTCCTATTTTAGAAAGTTCTTGGCAATCTATACCTTGTCTTGATAATCCGTTACCTAAAACAAATGCAATTTGATTGTTTCTTTTTGTGGTATCTGTTTGGGAAAGTTTTTTGTGCTTTTTTTGTAATTTTTCAAAACGTCGTTGTTCACGTATTACGTGCCATTCTTGTTTTGTATAATTACGCTTGTCTAGCTTTGCCAACTATCATACTCCGGCCGCCTGTTGCTGAGCGGCTATTCCATACATTGCCCTAACCAAATCATTGTCTTTGGCTTTCTCTTTAGTATGTAGCTCACTTGCTTTTCTGGCACGATTGATTTGACGTAGTGTCAATCGTGTTTGCCGGGTATCATCTAAGTCAACGATAGAATCGTCATACTGAGGTTCATACCTGTTATCTTCGACAGGTTCCATGGTTTCTTTATCATAATAAAATATTTCTCTCAGTATCATACTAGTATTTATGCTGGAGGTGGTGGTTCACCGCCTGGTGGGG